CCGCTGGCACAAGAACAGTCAGGGCGACTGGTGCCGTACCGAGGTCGAGGACGGGTGGCGCCGCACTCGCGAACCGCAGCCCTGACTCGCGCTGACGCATCATGGGGCCATGGAGTCGCAGATGATCCGGCCCGGCCACCTCACCGCCCACCAGACCGCGCAGCAGCTCGGCATCACCCTCGACGGCGTCCGCCAACTCGTCCGCCGCGGCCGCCTGAAGCGCTCCGGCGGCACACCCCGCCAACCCTGGTACGCCGTCCCGGACGTCGCCGCCCTCGTCGCAGAACGGCACACACGCAGCACCGCTTGACCCGCAGGTCAGACGGGTGTCACGATCTCGGTGAACAACTGTGCCCTCACACGGCACCCACACACGCACGCGAAGCCCCAGCCGACTGCTCACCGGCCGGGGCTTCGTCGTGTCCAGCGTCCGCCGCCGGCACCCAGGGGCAGAGGTGACCCCGCGGGATGCGTAACGCCAGGCGGCGGGCCGCCATCAACTCCGGCGCTGCATCCGCTTCGCCGCCGCTGGCACCAACACGCCAAGCACCAGCGCCGCGCCCACGATGACACCAGGCCACCAGGTGACTATCCGGCAGCCGACCATCAACACCAGGCCAGCCACGACGATCCCGAACCGCACGTCCGGCTTCTCCACGCTCACCACCCCCAAGCGCGACACCGTATCGAGCGGAGAGGCCATGCCCAAGCCCAAGCGCCTGCGCGTCTGCTCCGTCCCTCGGTGTCCCGAGTACACCCGCGACGGCAAGTGCGAGCAGCACCGGCGCGAGGCAGAGCAGGCCCGAGGCAGCGCACGCGACCGGGGCTACGGCCGCGACCACGAGCGCCTGTTCCGCTGGCCCGTCCTCCAGCGCGACCCGACGTGCGTCTGCACAGACGAGGACCACGGACACGGCAGCCCGTGCGGCCAGCCCTCCCGCCATGCCGACCACCACCCCCACTCCCGGCGTGACCTCCAGACCGCAGGCCTCGACCCCAACGACCCGCAGTACGGGCGCGGCCTGTGCGGTCCGTGCCACAGCAGCGAGACAGCGCGACACCAACCAGGAGGCTGGAACCAGTGAGCACCGACCCCGTGCGCGTGGTCCTGGTCAAGCCTGGCGACGTCCTGCTCATCGGCAACGTGGGAGAGCTGACGCCCGAGGACGCTGAGGCAGCCGGCCACATCGCCACCCAGCTCCGCACCACGCTCGGCCTGGCCCACGTCGTGCTGTTCCACGAGGACATAGACCTCGCCGTCACGACACCGAGCAGCACGGAGGCCGAGCATGACCGCAAGGACCAAGGTCAAGGCAGCTGAGAGCAGCGACAGCAGCACAGAGGACACGGCAGCGCAGGACGAGGTGAAGGAGGAGACGCCGGCCCTGTGCGGTGCCGTCCACACCCTCCCCCTCCTGGCGCACGTCACCTGCCAGCGCCCCGCCGACCACGGCGACGAGCAGCCGCAAGGCCCTGACCAGGGCAAACACCGCGCCCGGGTGGTCGGCGCCCTCTACGTCTGGTGACCCCCACCCCCGACCCAGGCCTCTGACCTGCGCAAACGCTCGTCACGCTGGGTCACGATCACCCGGGGGGATGCCCCAACCAAGATCATCTGGAGGACCGCCGGGGAGATGGCTGCCTGGTCTGGAGGGTTCAGACCTCCCGGTGATCATGCTCCGCCGTCACGCAAGGTGACGGCACTGACGCCGTGCAACGCGGCCAACTGGAGTGATCAACATGCCGAAAGGTGGAGCACGCAGCCGCTCCGGGCCGGCCCCGGACCCGGACGCGCTACGGCGTGAACGAGACGCCGGCGAGTGGACGATCCTGCCCGCCGAGGGCCGCCATGGCGCAACGCCCGACTGGCCGCTCACCGAGCAGACCGACCGCGAAGCCGAACTGTGGGAACGCCTCTGGACGTTGCCGCAGGCCTTCATGTGGGAGAGGTGCAGCCAGGACATCGAGGTCGCCCTGTACGTCCGCCGCCTCGTCGAGGCGGAGAAGCCGGACGCCTTCGTCAACCTGGGAACCCTGGTGCGGCAGATGGCCGACAGTCTCGGGCTGACGATGCCAGGGATGCGGGCCAACCGGTGGCGGATCGAGCGTCCCAGCGAGGACGACCAGGCGCCGGCCGGGGCGTCCGGTCCGACGATCGCCCCGGCCTCGGCGCGCGCCCGGCTGAGGGCGGTGTCCGGTGGTAGCGGCTGACGACGGAACCCGGTCGCTCGACTTCCCGACCCTGTATGTCGTGCCGGACTGGATCACCCGGCACTGCAAGCTGCAGTCGGTGGGCGGCCTCGACCCGACGCCGCAGCCGTTCGAGATGTACGACTGGCAGTTGCGGATCACGGCCAACCTCTACCGGATCAAGCCGACCGCCGAACTCGGCCAGCTGTCCACCGCATTCGCCTACCGCCGCGTGCAGGCGGTGGCGCCTCAGAAGTCGGGCAAGGGGCCGTGGGCAGCGTCCATCGTGGCGGCCGAGGCGGTCGGCCCGGTGCTGTTCAACGGCTGGGCGCGCGGCGGCGAACGCTTCCGCTGCACGGACTACCGCTGCGGTTGCGGCTGGGTGTACGAGTACGAGCCAGGCGAGCCGATGGGGCGGCCGTGGAACCAGCCGCTCATCCAGATCACGGCGACGTCCGAGGATCAGACGGACAACACCTACCGCCCGCTGCAGGCGATGATCCGCAACGGGCCGCTCGCCGAGATCATGAAGGTCGGCGAGCAGTTCATCCGGCTGCCGAACGACGGCCGCATCGACGTCGTCACGGCCTCCGCGCAGAGCCGATTGGGCAATCCGATCACGTTCGCCGCGCAGGACGAGACGGGTATCTGGACCGACGGCAACGGCATGACCAAGGTGGCCACGACGCAACGCCGTGGCCTGGCGGGCATGTCGGGGCGGAGCCTTGAGCAGTCGAACGCCTGGGATCCGACCGAGAACTCCGTGGCACAGAAGACCGCGGAGACCAAGGTCAAGGACGTCTACCGGTACCACCGGCTGCCGCCCAAAGACCTGGACTACGCCAAGAAGACCGAGCGCCGGAAGATCCACGCCTCGGTGTACCAGGGCAGCCATCACATCGACCTCGACTCCATCGAGGGCGAGGCCGCCGAGCTGCTGGAGAAGGAGCCGGCGGAGGCGGAGCGCTTCTACGGCAACCGCATCACGGCCGGCATGGGCACCTGGATGGTCCAAGACCGCTGGGACGCGCGGATGGCGCTGGAGGATGTCCCGGACGGGACCCGCCTGGTGTTGGGATTCGACGGCTCCGAGGTCGACGACTGGACCGGCTTCCGCGCGGAGACGCTGGACGGCTACCAGTTCACCCCGACCTACGGGCCCGACAACCGGCCGTGCATCTGGGATCCGGAGGACTGGGACGGCCAGGTGCCGCGCCTCGAGGTCGACGCCGCGCTGGACGAACTGATGGAGCGGTTCGACGTGGTCCGCATGTACGGGGACCCGCCGTACTGGACCAGCGAGCTGGCCGCGTGGCAGGCCCGCTACGGCGAGAAGCGCGTGACCGAGTGGCAGACCTACCGGGTGGTGCAGATGCACGCCGCGTGCGAGCAGCTGCTGACTGACGTCACCAAGAAGGACACCCGCTTCCGGCACGACGGCTGTGAGTCCACGTCGATCCACGTCCGCAACGCCCGCAAGGCCGCGCGGCCGATGCGCCGTTACGTCCTCCGCAAGGCGTCGGCCAGTTTGAAGATCGACCTTGCCGTGATCTCCACCATCGCCCATGAGGCGGCCTGCGATGCCATCGCCGCGGGCCTGAACAAGCCCAAGAAGAAGAACACCGTCATCGTCATGTGAAGGGGGTGCAGCGTGGAGGCCAAGGACCGCACCCCCGCCGACTGGGTGGCTTACCTCGCCCGTGTCCACGAAGGGCTCCAGTCGGGCCTGGAGGACCTGAACCGGTACTACGAGGGCAAACAGGACCTGTCCTACCTGAACCCGGAGCTGCTGGAGGAGCTCGGCGACCAGATCCGCCAGGTGGTCATCAACTGGCCGTCCCTGGTCGTCGACTCCCTCGAGGAGCGCCTGGACGTCGAGGGCTTCCGGTACGCCGACGACGAGGCCGCCGCCGAGGACCTGTGGGCTATCTGGCAGGCCAACGGCATGGACGAGAAGTCGCAGCAGGCACACGTGGATGCGCTGGTGATGCGGCGCTCGTTCCTGGTGGTCGGCACCAACGAGAAGAACCCGGACGTCCCGCTGATCACGACGGAATCCCCGCTGCAGATGCAGGTGGACCGCGACCCCCGCACCCGGCAGGTGCGGGCCGCGCTGAAGCGCTGGCACGAGCAGGACCCGATCACCGACGCGGTCACGGACCGGTACGCGGCCCTGTACCTGCCGAACGAGACGGTCTACTACAGGCAGACCTCGGTGACGACGTGGGCAGAGACCGACCGCGACGGGCACAAACTGGGCGAAGTCCCGGTCGTACCGCTCGTCAACCGTGGCCGCATCATGAAGCCCAACGGCGTCTCCGAGATCGCCAACGTCCTGCCGCTCAGCGACGCGGCCTGCAAGGCCGCCACGGACATGATGGTCAGCGAGGAGTTCCACGCCGTGCCCCGCCGGGTGGCGTTCGGCATCGACGAGGAGGACTTCGTCGACCAGAACGGCAACCAGGTCTCCAAGTGGTCGCGGATCGCCGGCCGCATCTGGGCCATGACGAAGAAGCGGGGCGGCGAGGACGGCGCGGACGTCGTCCAGTTCCCCGAGGCGCAGCTGTCCAACTTCCACTCCACCATCGAGCTGCTGGCCCGCCTGGTGGGCGGCCTGTCGGGTCTGCCGCCGAACTTCCTGGGCCTCGACACGAACAACCCGCCGTCGGCGGACGCCATCCGGTCCGCCGAGACCCGCCTGGTGAAGCGCGCCGAGCGGCGGCAGCGTTCGTTCGGCGGCTCCTACGAGTGCATGAACCGGCTGATCCTGCGCTTCCGTGACGGTGACTGGGACCCGCGGGCGCTGAACCTGGAGACGCTGTGGCGAGATGCGTCGACGCCGACGTTCGCGCAGAAGGCGGACGCCGTCGTGAAGCTGGTGCAGGCGAACATCCTGCCCGTCGAGCAGGCCCGCGAGGACCTCGGCTACACGGCCGTGCAGCGGGAGCGGATGCGGCAGATGGACCAGGACGCCGTAAGCCGGGTCCTGGGCGAGGACATCGCCGCCGTGTACGGGCCGAAGCCGGGGACGGACACCCCGGCCGGCGCGCCCTCGGAGGCGTAGGCCGTGGCGGTCGACGCCGAGCTGCGCGAGATCGCCCTCGGGCAGTACCGGCGCCAGCAGGTCATCGCCCGTCGGGCCGCGAACAAGGTGCAGACGGTGTGGCGGCAGATCAACCGGGCCGACATCAGCGGGTCTTGGCAGCAACTGTCCCCCCTGCTCGTCGCCGCGGTGGTTGAAGCCCAGACGGAAGCCGCGCGCCTGGCGGATCCGTACTTGGACGACGTCCTGGCCGCCGAAGACGCCGATCCGGTATCGGCCGGCCGCGTCAATCCGGGCGCCCTGTCCGGCGTGGCCTCCGACGGGCGGCCGCTGGTGTCGCTGCTCTACCAGCCGATCATCGACTGGAAGGTGCGGATGCTGCAGGGGCAGTCCATGCAGGACGCGTTCCGCAGCTCCCTGGCGTCCGCCCTGCGCATCACGACCACCCAGGTCGCCGATGCGGGCCGCGGGGCGACGGGTGTAGCCATGGCCTCCCGGCGCACCATCCAGGGCTATGTGCGGGTGGTGAACCCGCCCGCGTGCTCGCGCTGCATCATCTTGGCTGGCAAGGAGTACGGCTGGAACAAGGGCTTCCAGCGCCATCCGAGGTGTGACTGCATCCACCTGCCGACCACGCTGATCGCCCGCAACCAGCGGCGCGGCCGCGGAAGCGACGACCTCGGCGGAGCCGGGTTCATCAACCCCCGCTCGTACTTCAACGGCCTGTCCAGGGCGGAGCAGGACCGGGTGTTCGGCGAGGCCGGCGCCCGCGCGATCCGTGAGGGCGCGGATATGGCGCAGGTCGTCAACGCCCGCCGCGGCATGCAGACGATGACCGCCTACGGCCGCCATGTCCTGGCGACGACGGAGGGGGCAACGCGGCGAGGCGCCTTCTACCGACTGGAACGGGCGCGCACCGAGGCCCGCACCGGCACCCGGTTTGCCCGCGACCGCATCGACGTGCGGCGGGGCTTGCCCCTCTTCGAGCTCAGGACTCCCCGCCTGATGCCCGAGGAGATCTTCCGGCTGGCTGAGAGCCGGGATGAGGCGCTGGCCATGTTGCGGCGCTTCGGCTATCTGACCTGACCCCGGTGCAACGCCGGCGGTCCCAACTCCTGCAACGGGAGCAGAGATGAGCACACCCACACCCACCGAGCCGATCGACCCGGGCGCGGGCAACCCGCCGCCTGCAGCCGACCCGGCCACGCCCCCGGAGCCTCCGGCGCCCGGCACCGACCCGGCAACGCCCCCAGCTGGCAGCGGCGGAGACGATCCGCCCCTGGGCGCCGAGGGCGAGAAGGCCCTGGTCATCTGGAAGCAGCGGGCCAAGGACGCAGAGGCCCTCAGCAAGGACCAGGCGGCCAAGCTCAAGGCCTACGAGGACGCCGAGAAGACCGAGGCGGAACGGCAGGCGGACGCCCTCAAGGCAGCCCAGGAGCGGGCGGAGGCGGCCACCAGGCTCGCCGTCAGCTCCCAGGTGGAGGCCCTGGCCGCCGGGCGCTTCCAGGACCCTCAAGACGCCGTCGACGCGCTCCAGGGCGGCACTTTCGTCACCGACGAGGGAGCCGTCGACCGCGAGGCCATCAAGGCGGCACTGGACGGCCTGCTCGAACGGAAGCCCCACTGGGCGGCCGCCGAGCCCGGACCGCGCACTCCGCGGCCCGACCCTGCGCAGGGTGCCCGGCCGGGCATCCCGCCCAACCTCGCCCAGCAGATCGCAGAAGCGGAGCAGGCCGGCGACACCAAGCGGGCCATGGCGCTGAAGACGCAACAGCTGCGCGAGATCAAGCAACCAGCAAGCAAGTAAGGGCAGGCCCAAGGCCAAGCCCTCACCCCCAGAAGGGAGCCCGTCATGGGCGCAGTCAGCGGGCAGGGCACGACCTACAACCTGCCGAACTACCACGGTCTGCTCTACTCGGTCACGCCGACCGAGACGCCTTTCCTGGCGTCCATCGGCGGCCTGTCCGGCGGCAAGCGGACCAAGTCCGTCGAGTTCGAGTGGCAGACCGTCGACCGTCGCACGTCGACCGCGAACAACAGCGTCGTCGAGGGTGCCGCGGCTCCGACCGGTGTGGCCCGGTCCCGCAGCAACGTCTCCAACGTCGTCGAGATCCACCAGTCCGCGGTCGAGGTGTCCTACACCCGGCAGGCCGCGACCGGCATGTACTCCGGCATCAACATCGGCATGGACGACAACCCGGTGGACGACGAGCTCACGGCGCAGATCACCGCCGAGCTCGAGTCGATGGCGGTCGACGTCGAGATGTCGTTCCTGACCGGCACCTACCAGAAGCCGGCCAACAACAGCACCGCCCGCAAGACCCGCGGCCTGCTCACGGCGATCACCACCAACGTGAACGCCAACGGCGGCACCGGCCGCGCCCTGTCCAAGGCGATCGTGGACGCCACTCTGTCGACGATGTACGGCAACGGCGCGAAGCTGCCGCAGGACAGCACGGTCATCATGACCGGCCCGGGCCAGAAGGTGAACCTCACCAACCTCTACACCACGGCCACGCTCAACCAGCCGACCATGACCCGCAACATCGGCGGCGTCGCCGTCGACACGCTGGTCACCGACTTCGGCACCTTCGGCGTCATGCTCAACCGCTGGATGCCGACCGGCCAGGTCGCCATCGTCGACCTCTCGGTCTGCGCCCCGGTGTGGCTGGAGATCCCCGGCAAGGGCCTGCTGTTCGCCGAGCCGCTCGCCAAGTCGGGCGCTTCGGAGAAGTGGCAGCTGTACGGCGAGGTCGGCCTGGAGTACGGCCCGGAGACCTACCACGGCCTCATCAAGGACCTCACGTAAGGAGACCGCCGCCATGGCGAACTTCCAGACCAGCAAGTACCCCGGCCTGATCCTCCAGGACGACAAGGGCATCTGGGCCCAGTTCAAGGACGGCCAGTTCGAGACGTCCGACGCCGGCGTCATCAAGCGGCTGCGCGCCCTGCCCGAGGACTACGAGGTCAGCGAGGTCAAGGCCTCCGCCAAGTCCGACGACAAGGGCGACGGCGGCGACGGCGCCAAGTAGGAGGCACCGGTGGCACTGGCAACCCTCACCGACCTCGCGGACCGCATGGGCCGCGATCTGACGTCGTCCGAGGCACGCCAGGCCACCGCCTGGCTCGACGACGCCACCGCCCTGATCCTGAAGCGGTTTCCGCAGTACTCCACGCCAACGGACGTCTCGAAGAAGGTCTGTTGCTCCATGGTGCTGCGGGTCCTGAAGAACCCGGACGGGCGCCGGCAGGAGTCCATCGACGACTTCTCCTACACGATCGACTCTTCCCGCTCGCGGGGCGAGATCTATCTGTCGGACGAGGAAGCCGAGGAGCTGCGACCAGCGCAGGGCGGCGCGTTCAGCATCGTGCCGGGGGCGACATGAGCGTCGACAACGTCCTCGCCGCGGGGCGCGCGGCGGCCGAGGCGCGGATGCGGGACACCGTGCGCCTGTACTCGCAGGCTGACGGCATCTTCGACCGGACCACCGGCACCACAACGCCCGGGGCGAAGACGACGCTGTACGAGGGCATCGCCCGCGTGAAGCCGATCGCCCAGGCGGCCGGCGAGGACGTCCAGGCGGGCAGCCGTGAGGTGCGGCTGCTGGAGTACCAGGTGGCTCTGCCCGCAGGCACCCAGCTGGCTTCCGGTACCCGCGTTCTGCCCGGCATGCAGGTGGAGGTCCTCGCCTCCCCTGACGCCCGCATGATCGGGCTCGTCCTCTGGGTGACCGGGGCCAACTTCGGCGACCAGGCCACCGCCTGGCGCCTGATCACGGAGGACCGGTCGTAATGGACAACCGCTTCGACATGAGCGACGTGCGGCGCCTCGAGCGGCACCTGGCGCGGGCCATTCCCCGCATACGCAGGGATGCCCGCTCGGTCACGATGCGCGGCGCCGTGAACATCAAGCGGGACTGGCGAAAGAACGCCCGGCAGTCTTCCGGCCGGCACGCGCCCGCCTACCCGGCGGCCGTGGGCTTCGACATCGCCAACTACGGGCGCGACATCGTCATGGCCATCATCGGCCCGGACAAGGAGGCCCCCCAGGGTGCGCTGGGCAACCTCCTCGAGTACGGGTCGGCGAAGAACCCACCGCACCGCGACGGGGGCCGGGCCCTGGACGTCGAAGAGCCCCGCTTCGAGGCTCAGATGGCGCTCATCGCCGAACGCGGCCTCGCCTGGTGGTGAGCAGATGACCACTGTTCCCGAGGTGCTGCCCCACCAGGACGCCGTCAAGGGCGCCCTGGAGACGGCCGGCCTGACGGTATACGTGGGCGGCGAGCCCACAACCGGCGGTTGGACGCGGCCGGACCTGTACGCGGTCCTCTACCCCGATCCCGGCATGTCCGTGTGCGAGTCCCTCGCCGACGAGCGCACCGACTTCGACTCCACCATGCAGATCACCTGCGTGGGCAGCGACGTCGAGCGCGTGCTGTGGGTCGCCGACAAGGTCCGCAAGGCTCTGGCCGCCCCTCCGATCGTCGAGGGCCGCTCCTGCTGGCCCCCAGAGGACCTGGGCGGGCCACCCGTAGGGCGGGATGACGACGTCACCCCACCCGTCTACTTCCTCCCGGTCCAGTACCGGATCCGCTCAACTCCCGCCTGATGGAGGGCACCCCATGGCAACTCTCACCACCCAGGCCATCTCCCTGGCCGGACTTGCGCCGAACTACAGCAACGCTGCTGGCGGCGGTGACAAGTGCGCGCCGGGAGATCGCAACTTCGTGCACGTCAAGAACGGCTCGGGGGCCAGCATCACCGTCACGCTCACGGCTGCGGCCGTTGTGCGCGGACAGGCCGTCTCCAACGTCACCGTCACCATCGCCGCCGGAGCCGACAAGATGATCGGCCCGCTCAACGAAGACCTTCTCAAGAACGCCTCCGACGGCCTGTGCGCCATCGGCTATAGCTCCGCGACGACCGTGACCGTCGCCGCCCTGCGGATCTGATCCGCCCCCAACCATCGCCCGCCCCGTGCCGTCTGGCCGGGGTTTTCTCATGCCCTGGAGGACCTCATGGGTGACCTGATCAGCGACGGCAAGACCCGCGTGGCGTGGGCGTCGTCCATTGCGAACATCAACGCGCCGACCACGACCGAGCTGAACGCGGCGCTCGATCTCACCAAGCGGATCACGCCGGACGGCCTGAAGACCGACCCGACGACCGCCGACGTCGACACAAGCTCACTGGCGTCCACTTTCGACACGAAGACCGTGGGCCGGATCGGCTTCGACAACGAGCTCACATTCAAGCGGGGCGACAACCCCAGCGACGACGCCCCCTACACGACGTTGATGTACGGCGTCAGCGGCTACCTCGTGGTCCGCCGAGGCATCGCCTACACCACGGCGTGGACCGTCGGGCAGCAGGTGGAGGTGTACCCGATCACCTGCGGGGAGCGGGCGAACGTGGCGCCGGCCGCGAACGAAGTCACGAAGTTCACGTCGCCGATGAAGGTCACGGACCAGCCCGCGACCAACGCGCTGGTCGCCTGATGGCGAGCATCGACGACATCCTCGCCGAGGCGACGCCCCGGGAGCGCACCGTCAGCGTGTGCATCCGGGGCGACCTGGCGGGCGAGGCGGAGCGCCTCGCGGACGAGCTGGCCAGGGTCTCCGAGGACTGGCAGCCGTCCGACCTCACCGAAGAGCACCCGGGCCGCGCCCTGGCCGCCCAGCTCAAGGAGGTCCGGGACAAGGCCCGCAAGGCTGAAGTCCCGTTCTCTCTGCGGTACATCGGCGACAAGGCGTACTCGGATCTGCTCGCCGCCCACCCGCCGACCAGCGACAACGAGGCATTCGGCGAGAGCTTCATCAAGGCGCTGATCGCCGCGTCCTGCGTCGACCCGGTCATGACCGAGGACCAGGCCGCCGAGCTGTTCGAGAAGCTCAACCAGGGCGAGATCAAGAAGCTGTTCGACGCCGCGTGGGACGTCCACAACAGCAGCGAACTCATCCCTTTCTCGTTGGCCGCCTCCGCGCTCCTGGCGGCCCTTGGCGGCGAGAAGTAGAAGCCGCACGGGCATGGGGAGTTCCCCGGTCCGTGCTGATGGGCCGCGTCGTGCAGGACGGCGAGCCGCTGTGGCTGCGGGAGGACCGGGCCTGGGCTTTCGCCCTCCTGCACGTCGAGGCCGACGCGTGCCCGGAGTGCAGGCAGCCCTGGAGCGAGGCCACGGACAGGGCCAACGAGTTCTCCTACAGCGCCGAGCTGATCCGGTGCCACGCGTGCGCCACTTCGGCCCGGGCCGTGCGCGCCCACCAGGCCAAGAACAAGAGCGGCTCCGACGGGCTGCACGTCCAGATCGAGCGCATGCCCAGCACTGACTGACGAGGGGGTGACCCGTGGCCACCCGTACCGTCACCGTCCGGCTGCGCGCGGACATCAGCCAGTACACGCGCGGCATGCGGCAGGCCGCCGACAACACCTCCCGTCTCGCTGGCGCCGGGGCTGCGGTCGGCACGGCGATGGTCACCGGCTTCGCCATCGCTGCCGCGTCGGCCGCGAAGTTCGACAAGGCTCTGAGCAACGTCCGCGCCGTGACCGGGGCTTCGTCGACGCAGATGAAGCAGCTGCGCGCGGCGGCCCTGGAAGCGGGGAAGACCACCTCGTTCACCGCCACCCAGGCCGCTGACGCCGAAGCGGAGCTGGCGCGCGCCGGCGTCTCGGTCGCGAACATCACCGGGGGCGCCCTCAAGGGGTCCCTGGCGCTGGCCGCGTCCGGGCAGATGGACCTCGCCGACTCGGCGACCATCGCCGCCCAGACGATGAACACCTTCGGCCTACAGGGCAAGGACGTCAGCCACATTGCCGACGTCCTGTCCGCCGCGGCCAACAAGAGCGCGGCCGACATGAACGGCCTGGGCATGTCCCTGCGCCAGGGCGGCCTGCTCGCCAACCAGACCGGGCTGTCCCTCGAGGACACCGTGGGAACGCTCGCCGCGTTCGCCGACCACGCCCTCATCGGCTCCGACGCCGGTACGTCCCTGAAGGTGATGCTGCAGCGACTCACGCCGCAGTCGGACGAAGCCCGCAAGATGATGGACCGGCTCGGCTTCACCGCCTACGACAGCCAGGGCAAGTTCGTCGGCCTCACCAAGCTTGCCGGGAACCTCCAGTCGTCCTTCAAGAACCTCACCCCCGAGGCCCGCAACGCCGCGTTCGCCACGATCTTCGGATCGGACGCGGTCCGCTCCGCGACGATCCTCTACGAGCTCGGCGCGCAGGGCATCCAGAAGTACGTCAAGGCCGTCGACGACCAGGGCGCGGCCGGCCGCATGGCGTCCATCCAGACCGACAACCTCGTCGGCGACCTGCAGCGCCTGCGCGGCGCCATCGAGGTCGCCCTCATCGAGGGCGGTACTTCCGCCAACAGCGCGTTGCGCGGCATGGTCCAGTGGGTGACCCGGCTGGTCAACGCCTACAACCAGCTGCCCGCCGGAGCCCAGCACGCCATCACCATGCTGACCGGCATCGGCGGCGCTGCCACCCTCGCCGTCACCGGGTTCGTTCTGCTGCTCCCGAGGATCGCCGCCACCCGCACCGCGCTGACCCAGCTCGGCATCACGGCCGCGCGGACGCGGGTCCTCCTCAATGGCCTGGGACGCGCGGGTGTGGTCGTCGCGACCCTGGAGGCCATGTCCTTCGGCGCAGACAAGCTGAAGCAGGCGTTCGAGGACGCCCCGCCGAACGTGTCGAAGCTGGGCAACGCCCTCTACACCTTCGGCAAGACCGGCAAGGCGACGGGCGAGCTCACCAAGAAGTTCGGCGCTGACCTCAACGACTTCGGGGACGCTGCGGCCCGTATCGCCCACCCGGGCGTCCTGGACCGCATCGGTGACTCGCTCTACACCATCACCCATCTCGGCTCCGACTCCCAGCCTCTGGACGAAGCACGCGACAAGCTCAAGGCTGTCGACGAAGCCCTCAAGAACCTGGTCCAGGGCGGCGCCCCGGACGTCGCAGCGCAGGCGTTCAGCCGACTGGCCAAGGAGGCCGAGGCGCAGGGCACGTCGACGGAGAAGCTGCGCACGCTCCTGCCGGGGTACTCCAACGCGCTGACGGACACCGACACCCAGTCGAAGATGTCCGCGGACTCCCAAGCCCAGCTGGCGAAGGAGATGGGCCTCACCGCCGACGAAATCCAGGACCAGCGGTCCGAGGCGGAGAAGCTGGCCGACGCACTGAAGGGCCTCAACGGCACTGCGATCTCGACGGCCCAGCAGGAGATCCAGTTCCGCCAGTCCCTGGCCGACCTCAATGACGCGGTGAAGGAGAACGGCCACTCGCTGGACGTCACCACGGAGAAGGGCCGCAAGGTCAAGTCAGCGTTCCTGGATGCGGCCAACGCGGCGATGGAGCACGCCCAGGCGGTCGCCGAGGAGAAGAACAGCCAGCAGGCCGGGCAGAAAGTTCTTGAGCGTGACATCGGCCTCCTCAAGGAGGACCTCAAGGCCAGGGGATTCTCCAAGGACGCCGTCGACGCGCTCGCCGCCGCCTACCTGAGGCTGCCGGCAGGCGTGGCCACGACGGTCACGACACCGGGCGCGGAGAAGGCCGCGGACGAGCTGACGACGCTGGGGCAGAAGCTGTCCTCCGTCCCGGCAGGAAAGTCGATCACGGTGCGGGCGCCCAGCGGTCCCGCCATCAAGGCGCTTGAGGACGTCGGCTTCACGGTGAAGAGGCTGCCCAACAGGCAGATCTCCATCACGGTGCCCACCGGAGGGGTGAAGACGGCGCTGGCCGCCCTGCAAGCGCGTATCGACGCCCTGCACGGCAAGACCATCACCCTGATCACCGAGAACCGGACGATCAATACCGGGAAGGGCGGCCGGGGCGTCAATGCGCAGGCCGACGGCGGCATTCTGACGTTCTACGCCGACGGCGGCATGCACGAAAACCACGTCGCGCAGATCGCCCGGAAGGGCACGTGGCGGGTATGGGCGGAGGACGAGGCCGGAGACGAGGCGTACATCCCGCTCGCCCCGTCGAAGCGTTCGCGGTCCCGTCAGATCGCCGCCGAGACGGTGAAGCGTCTCGGCGGTTCGGTGCAGTGGTTCGCCTCCGGCGGTCTGCTCGGCGGGTTCCAGTACTCGCCGACTGGGCAGCCGGTGCTCGGTGGCCCCTCGGACGCGATGGAGCGCTACGACAAGGAAGTCGAGGCACTCAAGAAGGCGTGGGACGACCTCAACAAGGCGCTCGCCGCGCAGAAGAAGGCCGCCGACAACCTGAGGGAAGCGGAGAAGAACCTCTCCAGGGTCCGCAAGGGCCACCACACCGCCGCCCAGCTGCGGTCCGCCGAGGAGCGGGTCGACAAGGCCACGTCGGCGAAGAAGTCCGCGGACAAGAAGGTCGCGCAGGAGCGGCAGGACGTCTACGCCGCGGACAAGGCCCTCGGGGTGAAGAAGGGCGCCAAGGCGCCCGCCGGCTTCAACCTGAACGCCTACGAGGCGCAGCTCAACAAGTCCGTCGCGGCGACCGACAAGTGGAGGAAGAACCTCGCCAAGGTCGGCGCCCGGGGCGGCAAGGAGTTGCAGGCCCTGCTGGAGGGCATGGGCGAGGACGGATACGCCCTCGTCAACGCGCTCGCCAAGGCCAGCGACAAGCAATTCAAGTCGATCACCGACAAGCTGCAGAAGACCGGCGAGTACGCCAAGGCCACCCTCGCCGACTTCACGAAGCAGCTGAACGGCTCGACGAAGGAGTCCCAGCAGTTCGCCGCGGACCTGCAGAAGCTCGCGAGTGAGGGCTTCGGGGACCTGGCGCAGGCCCTGGCCGCCCAGGGCGACGCCTCGGCGATGACGCTCGCCCACGAGGCAGCGGGCAACACCGCCGCGGCATCGAAGGCGAATGCGCAGGTGAAGACCGCCCAGGGGACGCTGACCGGCGAGGACCTGGCCAACAGCCTGACCCTGCTGACGACGCTACGCGGCGCCCCGAACCGGGGGTTCGCCGACCTGATCGCGGCAGGTCTGGACGTGGCCACCATCAAGGCGTTGGTGCCGAAGATGACCGGGCAGATCAAGGCGCTGCCCGCGGCCTACAAGGACACCTTCGTGCGGCAGTGGAACCAGCAGGGCGGTGTCGCGATGGCGGCCGGCGGCATCCTCTCCCGGCCCACCATGGTGCTCGGCGGCGAGGCAGGCGTGCGTGAGTCGTGGATCCCCTGGAACAGCTCGTCGCGATCGAGGGCACTGCTGTCCAAGACCGCGGCCGCCATGGGCTACCAGCTGGTGCCAGCCGGACGGTACGGGTCGGCGCCCTCCACGGCCGCGGTGGCGCGCGAGGTGTCCAAGCACATCGAGGTGCACCTGCACGGCGCCAAGCAGTCGGCCGCCGAGCAGGCACACGACATCGCCCGCGTCATCAACTTCACCGGCTGAAGGGGGTAGGGCATGCCGTATACGCCAGGTGCCGCCCTGGGGGGCGGGGTCAGGGCGAGCCTGGGCGCCGTGGACCTGGGTGAGGTCGACGCCGATGGCACCGCCTGGTACCTCCAGACCATCAGGGGCTGGGACTCGCCGGGCGTCCGAGGCGAGTACACCGACCGGGAGGGCGACCACGGGACGTGGGCCTCCCCGGTCTACCTCGGCTCGCGCCCCGTCACTCTGGGCGGAACGGTCGTCGCCGCGTCGCAGGCCCTGCTGGAGTCTGCGATGGAGCAGCTGCGGGCAGCGGCCGGCCTGACGGACACCGTGCTGACGGTGTGGGAGACCACGCCGAAGCAGGCGACCGTGCGACGCTCCGGCGATCTGCTCCTGGAGTACGTGACCGACACCAAGGCGACCTTTTCGGTGATGGTGACGGCTGCCGACCCGCGCCGGTACGACGTCACCCAGCAGCAGGGATCGACCGCTCTCCCTTCGACCAGCGGCGGCCTCACCCTGCCGGCCACGATGCCGTGGACGCTGAGCGCCACCGCGGTGGCCGGGCAGATCATCGCGCTGAACGCGGGCACGTTCGAGACGAGGCCGGTCCTCGTCATCGACGGCCCTGTGTCCGCCCCGCAGATCCTTGCGCAGATGCCCGATGGATCGGCCCGGTTCCTCAACTACAGCCAGGACCTCGCGAGCGGCGACGAGCTCGTCATCGACACGGACGCCCACACGGTGACCCTCAACGGAGTGGTGTCGCGGCGCAGGTTCCTGACGATTCCGAGCGACTGGCCGGTGATCCCCGCGAAGAGCATGGTCACCTTCCAGTTCCGCGCCGCCGCCTACAACTCCTCTGCTCTGCTGACCGCCCGCTGGCGCTCGGCCTGGATCTGAAAGCAGCCCGCTGATGCCAGACACCCCGATGTTCCAGAACACCATCAGCTACAACGGGCAGAACCTCAGGGACGCCCTGAGGGCATTCGTGATGTCCAGCGGGACGACGTTCGGGACACGGGCGGGGGTACGGCCCGGCGACCCGGGACTGACGGTCACGCTGGCCGGGTCCACGATCAACGTGTCACCCGGCACGGCCATGCTCACCGATCACGGCGTCTACGTCGGTGTGCTCACCTCCACCTGGTCGGGCACGCTCACCGCCGCACACGCCACCCTCGACCGCATCGACCTGGTGTATCTGCGGATCTGGGACACCGACTTCGACGCCAGCGGCCTGCGGCAGACCGACGTCGTCTACCTCGCCGGTACCGCCTCGTCCACGCCAGTGGCCCCCACTCCGGCGGGCACACAGATCTACCTGCCCCTCGCCACGATCACCGTGCCCCACTCGGGCGCCGGCTCGCCGTCGGTATCCACCGCGGTACGGCCCAACACGGTGGCGCCGGGCGGCATCCTGCCGGCGTCGACCGCCCCGTCCAACCCGTATGTCGGCCAGTTCTACGACGACGGCTCGGGTCTGCTGCGCTGGAACGGCTCGGCCTGGCGCAGGATCAACCCCTACACGCCGCTCACCTCGGCTCAGGTCAGCCAGCCGTCCAGCTTCACCGCCGGAACCTTCCAGGACTTCCCAGGGGGCAACTGGGCGGCGCTGACGTTCACAGTGCCGCCGAGCGGGCTCGTGTGGATCAGCGTGGGAGGTGCCCTCATGAACACGAATACGGGCACCTCGTCCGGGTGGATGGCGTGGCGGGCCTCCGGCGGCGTGACCGAGGCGGCCTCGGAGGCGAACGGCCTGTCCACCGTCGGCTCCCGCAACTACGGCACACGCCGCGTCCTGCGCTCCTGGACGCCCGGCGCCAGCGTCACCCTTACCCCGCAGTACCTGTTCAGCAGCGTGGGCACCCTGACCACCGTCACCCGGGCCACTGACGGACTCCTGGCCGTCGAGCCCGTCGCGGCCCCATGACCGCGGTCACCCTCGCCTGGTTCGGATGCGACCTGCGCACCGGCAACATCATCGAGGACCTGTCCGCCCTCACCCCGTCAGGGGCCCTGTCCCGCAAGCTCGGCGAGGCCACAACGCTTCAGGCCAGCCTCTACCTGCCCGGCGCCCCGGACGACTGGGAGGCGGCCACCAACCCGGGCACCACCGTCCTCGTCGCCGTCGACAAGGCCACCGACATCCCCGTCTGGTCCGGTGTCACCCTCCCGCAAACGGGTGGCAGCGCCCAGACCGTGGACCTCGGCCTGTCCACCATGGAGCGCTACCTGGACAGCCGCTTCCCCGGCACCCAGACGTTCGTGGGCGCCGACCAGGCCGACATCATCACGGGCCTGGTCACCCCAGCCCTCACCTATGGGCCGCCGATCGTCATCGACGCCCCGTCCACCGGCACCACGCTGGACTACGCATCGGACGACGGCGACGACAAGAGCATCCTGTCCTGCCTTCAGGAACTGATGGGCCTCGAGGGCGGCCCCGAGTGGACGATCGACACCGTCTGGAACGCCAGCCACAACGGCTTCCAGTGGCCGCTCCGGGTGCGCCCGGCCATCGGCGTCCAGGGCGCAACCGCCGTCACCTTCGACTTCCCCGGCTGCGTCGACTCCTACAGCCTCGCCAAGTCCTACGAGGCCGGGAAAGGCGCCACCACCGTCCTGGCCCGCGGGGAGGGGGAGGGCAGCTCCCGCCTGACCTCCGCGGTGTACGAGGCCACTGCGCTGCTGGCAGCCGGGTGGCCGCGCTGGGAGTACCGGTTCACGCCCGCCACCGGCGTAACCGACCCTGACCAGCTCAACTCCCATGCCTCGCAGGCTGTGACGCTGATGTCGCAGGGTGCCCAGGTGTGGACCGTCGAAGCGGTCGCCTCCCAGGCCCCGCGGCTCGGCCAGGACTGGGCGCTGGGGGACACCCTCTGCCTGGCTGTCGAGCAGTCGCCGCGCCACCCGCAGGGCACCAGCGTGACCGCCCGCTGCTGGGCGTGGGAGCTGGAACCGGGATCCGACCGCGTCCGCCCGATCCTCGTGGAGGAGAGCTGAATGCCCAAACAGCTCGACCAGCTGCCCGGCGACCCGACCAGCCTGGCCCGGAAGGTGGCCGCTCTGGAACGGCAGATGCGGGAGCTGCGAGCCGCACGCCGCATGGGGGAAGCCACCGTCGGCAGGCTGCGGATCTACAGCGCCGACGGACTGACCCTCCTCGCCGAACTCGGGCCGACCGACGATGGGGGCGCCGGCCTTTGGACCCGCGGCCTCCAGGACCCGGACGAGATCCCCATCAGCGCCCGTCTCATCTCCGGCGGCCTGAGCTTCCAGCCGGTCGACGACCGGATCAGCGAGGTGCCGGCGAGCGTCGAGTACAGCGTTTTCCCGGACGTGGGAAACAACCTGGTGTTGGTGTCCGGATCGATCCGGGCATCGGACTGGCTGTCCATGGTGGACCTCGGCTCGGTAGCAGGCGGCGGCGTCCCCACCGTGGTCGTCAGCGCCTTCCGCGAGGTCGCCGGGGTAGGCGAAAGCGGCAACGCCAATCTGGACGTGCAGGGCGTCCTGACGGCCAGCAACTTCGCGTGGGGCACCACGAACATCACGCCCAGCGCCGCGAACACTCCCACCTCGGCGACCGTGTCGGGGCTCAGCGTCGCCGGCAGCACCTTCATCGCTCTCGTCACCGCGAACACCAGTCTGCCGGGCACGCAGGTCACCGGCGTCTCCTTCAACAACCTCACCTCAAGCGGCCTGACGCTGTGGCTGACCCGCACCAACACCACGACAACAACCCTGAATTGGATGGTGATCGGGCTGTGAGCGTGACGTTCGACCCCGCGCTGTACTACGAGGTCACAGCGCGCGACGACAACCCCGAGTGCGTGAACTTCGAGCAGGTCTTCACCGTGCCCGAGTTCTACAGCAACAACGGCGTCGACTGCTTCGTGCAGTGCGGGAAGTGCGGCCAGCACATGGAGATCCTCACCGCGACCCTCCTGGACCCGCAGCCCGAGGTCTCCTGACCCTCCCCTCTCAGCCCCGCGCCGCCCGGCTCGGGGCTCTACTCATGCCTGGAGCGACCATGCCCGACATCGCCCGACACCCGAGCACGACCCACCTGCTCCGCTACTTCGACTACAGCCACCTGCCGGAGCGACTGCACGACGAGGCCGACACGGACGAGGCGAACGCCTGATGCCCGAACTGTGGATGCCGGGCGCGACCCGGCTCGACATAGGCGACCACCAGCCCACCGACGGCGGCCCCGCCAAGGCCATCGCCCACATCACCTGGGACAAGAACGCCAGCGCGGCCAAGCCGGTGGACCTGGTCCCGTACACGGCCCTCCGCAGCTACTTCGCGCGCGGCGGCGCGCCGGTCGCCCCTCACATCCTGTGGGATCCGTTCGAGGGGCACTTCACCCAGTTCGTGCCCGCCAACTCCCGCAGCAAGTCGCTCGTCGACCAGGCGGGCGGCACCCGCACCAACCGCGCCGGCTCGGTCGTCCTCCAGATCGAAGCCGTCTTCTTCCCTTACTGCCGGGTTGGCACGAAGGTGTACCCGCGGCTCGTCGACACCCCGTGCAAGGGGTGGGCAGACCTTCAGGCCTGGGTGCACTCGTGGGGTGTCCCGAACTCGTGGCCCATGGGCCGCCCGGCCGACTTCACCCCGCACCGCAGCGAGTCCGTGTGGGAGAAGCAGGGCGGCTGGTACGGGCACAGCCAGGTCCCGGAGAACGACCATCAGGATCCTGGCTCCTGGCCAGAGTTCGTCAGCGTCACCTCGGCTCCGGCGACCAAGCCGGTCTACGAGCCGTTCCCCGGCGCCTCGTTCTTCGAGACGGGCCGCCGCAGCCCGGTCATCGCAGCCATGCACAAGCGGCTCGTCGCCGAGGGCTGCGGCCGCTACCAGTCCGACGCCAACGCCGACGTGTGGGGCCCCGGAGACGAGCGCTCCTACGCGGCCTGGCAACGCAAGCTCGGCTACACCGGCCCCGCGGCCGACGGCAGACCGGGCCCGACCTCGTGGGCGAAGCTCCACGTCCCCAACGTCTGAGAGGAACGCTCCGCCATGAAGATCTCGAAGATGTGGAAGGCCGTCGTCTCCGGTGCGGCGGCCGGCGCCGCCGCCGCGGCGACCGCCGTGCAGGACGGCACGGTCACGACCGCCGAGACCGTCACCATCGTGCTCGCCGTCCTCGGCGCGCTCGGCGTCACCTGGGCCGTCCCCAACCGGCCCTCCGCCCCGCCGAGCACCCCGGCGGGGTCCTGACCCTGCCCCATGAGCGCGACCTGGAGGCAGCATGGACGCCGCCCTGACCACAGCTATCGGCGTGATCGGCAGCGCCATCGTGGCCGGGGCGGCAGCCATGTACGGCTCCAAGGTCGCGGGGCGAGCCCAGCAGGAGGGCACCGCATTGACCGGCTACGACAACCTCACGCAACGCCTCGTCGCCGAGCGGGACAAAGCCGAGGCGGACCAGGCGAAGGCCGAGCAGCGCGTCGAAGTCCTCGAACTCGAGGTGGCGCGCTTGCGGCTGCTCGTCACCCAGCTGGGAGGCACCCCATGACGCGCACCGAACGGGTGCTCGCCCGCCGGTGGAAGCCGTTGGCTCTCCTCGCGTTCCTGCTCGCCCTCACCGGCGCCGTCCTGCTCGTCTACGTGCGCGTGCAGACCGAGGCATCGCGCGCCGACCAGCTCGCCGCCGAGGCCGACCTACGCGGCAGCGCGGTGTCCACGCTCGCGACCGACGTGCGGGTGCTGCGCGCCCAGATCAAGGCCAGGGGCGGCACGCCGGCCGCACCGGATCCGACCAAGGCCGTCAAGGATCTGCCCGACCGGGCGGCCGTGCCCGTCCCGATCCCCGGCCCGCAGGGACCCAAGGGCGACAAGGGCGACCCGGGCAAGGCCGCCCCCACGATCACGCCCGTACCCGGCCCCTCGGGGGCGGTCGGCGCCACCGGGCCCCAAGGACCGCAAGGCGAACCGGGGGCCGACTCCACCGTCCCCGGACCCCAGGGCCCGCAGGGCGAGAAAGGCGACCGAGGCGATCCCGGCCCAGCCTGCCCCGACGGCTACCGCCTCCAGGCGCCGTCCTGGGACCCGGACGCCCTCGTCTGCAGACGCGACGGAGCAGCCGACCCGAGCCCCACCCAGGAGCCGCAGAGCAAGGGCCTGCTCGGCCTGGCCGCGCTCACCATGACCGCCCGATACCGACGCCTGTAGCCACACGACGACGCCCCCTGCACGGTCACCATGGCCGTGCAGGGGGCGTTTCGTCATGTCTGCTTACGGGATCCCGTAAGTCCAACGACCAGCGCCTTTAGTCGTCGAGCTCGATGCGGAAGTCGACGATGGTGGTGTCGCCGCGGCGCACGATCGGGTGGGCGACCTCGACGATCCGGCCGGTGTCCGCGATGTGCTTGCGCGTGTACCGCAGGACCGGGACGCCGGCGCCGATGCGGAGCGTCGCCGCCTCCAGTTCGGTGGGCATGGCTGCGGTGAACGACTCAGTGACCGCCGTGATGCGGATGCCCAGGGATCCCAGCTGCGCCCGGGTACCGCCTGGCCACGGCTCGTTGATGGGGTCGGCGACCGGGGTGTCCACCACGTCCGCCCACCGCACATAGCTGGTCGACATCTGAGTGGGCTGGTCGTTGTCGTAGAAGACGAAGTGGCGGGCGAGGAGGCGTTCACCGATCTCGCACTCGAAGAGGGCCGCGAGTTCGGCATCGGCCTGGACGCGCTCGAACCGCTTATCGAGCCGGTACTCCGACCAGCCGATGCCCTGATCCCTGGTGTACGGCGTCGACTTGGCGCCGGGCGTCTGCCGGTACCGGTCGGCCGGCATGCGGTGGATGGCCGGGCGCTTGCGCACGACGGTGCCTGCGCGGGCCCGTGACTCGACGAGTCCCTCGTTTCGGAGGAGGGCGAGCGCGTTCCGCACAGTGATCTCTGAGACGTCGTACCGGGCGCAGAGTTCGGGAAGCGTGGGGATGCGGTCGCCGGGTTCGTACTCGCCGGACGTGATGCGATGCCGCAGGTCAGCGGCGATCCGCATGTACTCGGGCTGTGCCACGGCGATGCCCCCGCTTCCACTGATCGCGTCAATCTGTATACGCATACTCTCCCGTCCCACTTGACCAGCGCCAATCCCGGCAATCTGAATACACAAAGCAAGTATCCGTATTCAGATAACGTCTGTCTCCGGGGGAACAGTCATGCCCGAGTCGGGTCATACGTGGCGCAAAGCCTTCAAGGGCGAGCCCATCGAAGCAGCCCATGTCCGCCTGTGGACACGCGGCCGGGTGAAGCACCCCGACGCCCCGCCCATCGCGAACGAGCTGTACGTCGCTGTCCTCAAAGCCGGTGCCGACGTCATCACGATGACCCTCTCCACCGCGGGCAGCCGCATCCGCATCACCGCCGAAGGCGCCGAGCCGCTCCCCGTGACCTTCAGCCACGGTCCCGGCTGGATCCTCGTCAACGGCCTCGCCCACCTGTCCGGGATCACCACCGACGAGTGCGGCATCTGGGCCCAGTTAGGGATCGAGCGGTGAGGCGCGAGCCCCCGCCCGCCACCGAGCTGGGCTACGAGGCCTACTCGGGCCGCGCCTGCTGCTGGTGCGGCAAGAAGCTATGGAGCGGCGCCGTCAGCGCCGGCATCTCGCGCGGCCAGCAGGGCGCCGTCGTCCTCGACATCGAGGTGTACGCCTGCCCGTGCTGCGCCGTCCCGGAGACCAGCAACTCCGAGGAGGAGCACTGATGTACGAAGGCGTCCGCATCTGCTGCCGCTGCCAGCAAGGCATCCTGCCCGGCGAACCCTGGGAGGAGAACACCCACGACCGGCCGACCAGCGCGCCGCTCATCCTGTTCAGCCATAAGGGCGGCGTCTGCAAACAGCAGCCCCGCCAGGAGACCCCCGTCCGTTCCTGCACCCCGTGAGCACGTAGGGGCGGGCGGGCTGCGCGGCCCCGGCCGGTGGGTGCATCCCGGCCGGGGCCGGCCCATGTCCGGGGAACTGGACCAGTGTCTTACTGGTCCATCCCTGCGACCAGCGCTCCCACGTCTACTCGCCGCCGAACTCCTCACGGCTACCGAGGTGTGGATCGTCGAACACCCGGACCTCCCACCACTCTTGGAAGACGTTCGGCTCGTCCTTCTTCGGGAGCGCGATGCGCCGCACCTGGAAGCCGGTGCCGAGCATCTCGGCACCTTCCATGAACTGGGTGACGATGCTGATGTCCTGGGTCAGGATGAGCTTCGTCTGTCGCGGATTGGCGCTGTAGCCACCGGTGCGGTCGTCAGGCATCTTTCTCCCCCTCGTCCTCATCCTCCTCGTCGACGGCCAGGAGCATGTCCTCGTAGAGGATGACCTCGAAGCCTTCGACGAAGGAGTCAACGCCGTCGGTGTCTCGTTCCCAGCGGTTCTTGAACTGCACGCCAAGCCCCAGGGTTCTGGCTGCCTTGACGGCCTCCATCGCTTCCTCGAAGGTGCTGGGGTAGATCTCCTTCAACACCGCCGGATTGACCTCGTAGCCCGACTCCTCGACCCAGCTCATCGCTTCCCCTCTGCCGCTTTTCCTGCCGGAGCCAGCATGGGCGCGAGCGTCAGTTGGAGGCAGCGGTTCCGCGAGTCGGGCAGCCTTGATCGCCAGGCTTTCGGGCCAGCGGCGGGCCAGCTAATGATCTTCAGAGGCGGGTAAGCCCCGGCCCATCGCGAGGATTCGAGGCTGCGCAGCAGGTGAAAACGTTCCTGCACCAGTAAGCGAGAGTGGGGCGGGTGGGACTCGAACCCACGGCCGACGGATTATGAGTCCGCTGCTCTAACCGGCTGAGCTACCGCCCCATAGCGGCGTGTCGCGTACATGTGTGCGCGCCGTCTGCCGCAGCATAGCCGCTCATACGATCTCCTGCTTCGTATGGTCGACTTCGCATGCCCTTCAAGACTCCGCTCTGACCTGCACGGTTCCCAGGACCGGGGCGGACATGAAAAAGGACCCCGTCGGGGTCCTCGTTCAGCATGCTCCCCCGACTGGACTCGAACCAGTAACCTGCCGGTTAACAGCCGGCTGCTCTGCCAATTGAGCTACGGAGGACCGAGCTCCCCCGACTGGACTCGAACCAGTAACCTGCCGGTTAACAGCCGGCTGCTCTGCCAATTGAGCTACGGAGGAATGCCTCGTTGCATCGAACGTACCTACCTGGGTATTCGCCAGGGGGCGGGCGCTCGCTGCGACACATACATTAGCGCAAGCAGGGGGGTGCTCCGCCAATCGGTTCCCCCGGCACCGGCCTACACGAGGGAAGGGTGGCCTCCATGCGCTACAAGCTCACGTTCGTCGTCGGTCTGGCACTGGGTTACGTGCTGGGCACGCGTGCCGGACGCGAACGCTACGAGCAGCTGAAGAAGTCCGCACGCCAGGTCGCCGAGAACCCCGCGGTCCGCAACACCGCGGAGTCGGCCGCCCAGCAGGGCCGTCAGTTCGCGGGCAAGGCGTACCACGCGGTGAGCGACAAGGTCGGCGACCGGGTCCCGGACTCGGTGGCCCAGCGGGTGCGCTCGCTGCGGGACCGCAACAGCGACGGGACCGGCGCCGACGACTGGGGCACCAGCAACACCTAGGACCGGGCAAACACCTAGGACCGGGCAAACACCTAGGCCCGATCACCACCTGGGCCCAGCAGTCCGCCCAGGCTCGCCCAGGGTTCGTCCACGTTCGGGGCGGCCGCGCGGCGAGGTGTCGTGTGGTCGGCTCGTGGTCGGCTATTGACGCCACGCGCTCCCGGGCCGCCCGACCCATAGAATTTCGGTCATGGGGATAGTCGCCGGGCTGGACAGTTCGCCCGATTTCACTCGCATCGTCGTCTGCGACGCGGACACAGGTGCCGTGCTCAGGCAGGGGTACGCCCCCCACCCGCTGGACGGCGACCGACCCTCCGACGTGGATCCGCAGGCCTGGCTGCTCTCCCTCGGTGAGGCGGCCGGCGGCGGACTTCTCGAAGGTGTGCAGGCCATCGGCGTGTCGGCCCAGCAGAACGCCGTGATCCCGCTGGACTCGCAGGGGAACACCGTCCGCCCCGCGATGGTCGGCGGTGACCGGCGCACCCAGATCGCGGCGGCGGATCTGCTCGACGCCCTGGGCGGGCGGGAGGCGTGGGCGCAGGCCGTGGGGTGTGTGCCGCAGGCCGCCCAGCCCGTCACCAAGCTGCGCTGGCTCGCCAAGAACGAGCCCGACGCGGCCCTGCGCGCCGCGATCCTGATGCAGGCCCACGACTGGCTGGTCTGGCAGCTGCTGGGCCGGCCCATGCGAAGGACCACCGACCGGGGCGGGGCCTCGGGGACCGGCTACTGGTCGGCGGCCACCGGAGGCTACCGCCCCGACCTCGTCGAGCTGGCGCTCGGTCACCAGGCCATCCTGCCCGAGGTGATCGGTCCGGCGGAGGCGGCCGGTACGACCCCGGAGGGGCTGCTGATCTCCGCCGGGACCGGCGAGACCATGGCCGCCGCATTCGGGCTCGGGATCGGGCTGGGTGACGCGGTCGTGTCGCTCGGGGCCTCCGGTTCCGTGATGGCCGTACACCCCGAGGCGCTCGTCGACAGCTCCGGGATGATCACCTCCCTGGCCGACGCGACCGGTATGCATCTGCCGGTCGTCACCACGCTGAACGCCGTACGGACCCTGCGCGGGACCGCCGAGTTGCTCGGGCTGGCGGATCTGGAGGCCCTGTCCGATCTGGCGATGAAGTCGACGCCGGGGTCGCACGGGCTGGTGCTGCTGCCCTATCTGGAGGGTGAGCGCACGCCGAGTCTGCCGCACACGGCGGGGACGCTGGCCGGGCTGCGGCGGGAGTCGATGAAGCCGGAGCATCTGGCGCGGGCCGCGTTCGAGGGGATGCTGTGCGGGCTGGCCGACGCGCTCGACGTGCTGCGCGGCCGGGGCGTCGACGTACGGCGGATCTTCCTGTTGGGGGCGGCCGCCGAGCTGCCCGCCGTGCAGGCCGCGGCGCCGGCGCTGTTCGGCGCGCAGGTCGTCGTACCACAGCCCGCCGACTACGCGGCGATCGGCGCCGCCCGGCAGGCGGCCTGGGCGCTCGGGGCCTCGCAGGGGACCCTCGACCCGCGCACTCCGCCGGCCTGGCAGGGCGCGGCGGCGCAGGTGCTGGAGCCGGGTGAGGAGCTGGCGGTGGGACAGGCCGTGCGGCAGCAGTACGTGTCGGTGCGGGAGCAGACGCATCCCGGGGCGTTTCGGGCGTGAGCGGATAAATGGACCGGTCGGCGGAAGGTAAGGGTCCGGTATGGGTGGCACCCGGAAGGCTGGACCGGGCACTGCTCTCGGCTTAATCGGTTGAGGTAACGCGGGGGGAATGTTCGACGATGGGTGCCACGGGCAACATACCCGCCCCACCGCCGACTCCGAGAGACGTAGCGTGCTCATACGACTTCTGCGGACCTACCTCAGGCCCTACAAGAAACCCATCGCCGTGCTGGTGCTGCTGCAGTTCCTGCAGACCTGCGCCACTCTCTATCTGCCCACGCTGAACGCGCACATCATCGACAACGGTGTCGTCAAGGGCGACACCGGCTACATCCTCTCCTTCGGCGCCCTGATGATCGGCATCTCGCTGGCGCAGGTCGTCTGCAACATCGGTGCCGTGTACTACGGCGCCAAGACCGCGTCGGCGCTCGGCCGGGACCTCCGGGCCGCCGTGTTCGACCGGGTGCAGTCCTTCTCGTCGCGCGAGGTCGGGCACTTCGGGGCGCCCTCGCTGATCACCCGTACGACGAACGACGTGCAGCAGGTCCAGATGCTGGCCCTGATGACGTTCACCCTGATGGTGTCGGCGCCGATCATGTGCGTCGGCGGCATCGTGCTCGCCCTCGGCCTCGATGTGCCGCTGTCCGCGGTGCTGGTGGCCGTGGTGCCCACGCTGGGCATCTGTGTGACGTTGATCGTACGGCGGCTGCGGCCGCTGTTCCGGAAGATGCAGGTCCGCCTCGACACCCTGAACCGGGTGCTGCGCGAGCAGATCACCGGCAACCGCGTGATCAGGGCCTTCGTACGGGACGAGTACGAGAATGACCGGTTCCGGAAGGCCAACACCGACCTCACCGAGATGCAGCTGGCCACCGGCAACATGCTCGCGCTGATGTTCCCGATCGTCATGACGGTGGTGAACCTGTCGTCGATCGCGGTGGTGTGGTTCGGCGCGCACCGCATCGACAGCGGCGGGATGCAGATCGGCGATCTGACCGCGTTCCTCGCCTACCTCATGCAGATCGTGATGTCCGTGATGATGGCCACCTTCATGTTCATGATGGTGCCGCGCGCCGAGGTGTGCGCCGAGCGGATCGAGGAGGTCCTGGAGACCTCGTCGAGCGTGGTGCCGCCGATCGCGCCGGTCACGGAGCTGCGCCGGCACGGACATCTGGAGATCCGCAACGCCGGATTCCGCTATCCCGGTGCCGAGGAGCCCGTCCTCAAGGGCATCGACCTGGTGGCTCGGCCGGGTGAGGTGACCGCCGTGATCGGCTCCACCGGCAGCGGCAAGTCCACGCTGCTCGGACTGGTCCCACGGCTGTTCGACGCGACCGACGGCGAGGTGCTGGTCGACGGCACGGACGTGTCGAGCCTCGACCCGAAGCTGCTCGCGAAGACGGTCGGCATGGTCCCGCAGAAGCCGTACCTGTTCGCCGGGACGGTGGCGACCAACCTCCGCTACGGCAACCCGGACGCGACGGACGAGGAGCTGTGGCACGCGCTGGAGGTGGCGCAGGCCAAGGACTTCGTCAGCCGGCTGGAAGGCGGGCTGAACGCGCCGATCGCCCAGGGCGGTACGAACGTCTCCGGTGGTCAGCGGCAGCGGCTGGCGATCGCCCGTACCCTCGTCCAGCGCCCCGAGATCTATCTCTTCGACGACTCCTTCTCCGCCCTCGACTACGCGACGGACGCGGCGCTGCGGGCCGCGCTCGCCGAGGAGACCGCCGAGGCGACCGTGGTGATCGTCGCCCAGCGGGTGGCGACCATCCGGGACGCCGACCGGATCGTCGTCCTCGACGAGGGACGGGTCGTCGGCAGCGGCAGGCACCACGAACTGATGGCCGACAACGAGACATACCGGGAGATCGTGCTCTCCCAGTTGACGGAAGCGGAGGCTGCCTGATGGCCGGGCCTATGGCGCGGATGATGGGTCAGGGCGGTGGTCCCGAGAGCCGTTCGATGGATTTCAAGGTGTCGGGCAAGCGCCTGATCTCCCAGTTCAGGCCGGAGCGGCTCACGATCTGTGTGCTGCTGCTCTGCGTGGTGGTGAGCGTCGGCCTGAACGTGGTGGGGCCGAAGATCCTCGGTCACGCCACCGACCTGGTCTTCTCCGGGATCGTCGGGCGGCAGATGCCGGCGGGGGCCACCAAGGAGCAGGTCCTGCAGTCCATGCGGGACCGCGGCCAGGGGCAGGTCGCCGACATGCTCCGCTCCACCGACTTCACCCCGGGCAAGGGCATCGACTTCGCGGCGGTGGGCGACGTACTGCTCCTCGCGCTCGGTACGTTCGTGGTCGCCGGGCTGCTGATGGCGGTGGCGACCCGGATGGTCAACCGGGCCGTCAACCGCACGATGTTCCGGCTGCGTGAGGACGTCCAGACGAAGCTGTCGCGCCTGCCCCTGTCCTACTTCGACAAGCGCCAGCGCGGCGAGGTGCTCTCCCGCGCGACCAACGACATCGACAACATCGGCCAGACGCTCCAGCAGTCGATGGGGCAGCTCATCAACTCGCTGCTGACCATCATCGGCGTACTCGCGATGATGTTCTGGGTGTCCTGGCTGCTGGCGCTCGTCGCGCTGGTCACCGTGCCGCTGTCGTTCGTCGTCGCCACGCGCGTCGGCAAGCGCTCGCAGCCGCACTTCGTGCAGCAGTGGCGCTCGACGGGCAAGCTCAACGCCCATATCGAGGAGATGTACACCGGGCACACCCTGGTGAAGGTGTTCGGGCGGCAGGACGAGTCGGCGCAGCAGTTCGCCGAGCAGAACGACGCGCTGTACGAGGCCGGGTTCAAGGCGCAGTTCAACAGCGGGATCATGCAGCCGCTGATGATGTTCGTCTCGAACCTCAACTACGTGCTGGTGGCGGTCGTCGGCGGTCTGCGGGTCGCGTCGGGCGCGCTCTCCATCGGTGACGTCCAGGCCTTCATCCAGTACTCGCGCCAGTTCTCGATGCCGCTGACCCAGGTCGCCTCGATGGCGAACCTGGTGCAGTCGGGCGTCGCCTCGTCCGAGCGGATCTTCGAACTCCTGGACGCGGAGGAGCAGGAGGCGGACCCGAAGCAGGGCGCGAAGCCGGAGGAGCTGCGCGGTCTGGTGGAGCTGGAGAACATCTCCTTCCGCTACGACCCCGAGAAGCCGCTCATCGAGAACCTCTCCCTGAAGGCCGAACCGGGCCACACGGTCGCGATCGTCGGCCCGACGGGCGCGGGAAAGACCACACTGGTCAACCTCCTCATGCGGTTCTACGACGTCTCCGGCGGCCGTATCACCCTCGACGGCGTCGACATCGCCACGATGTCCCGGGACGAACTGCGCGCCGGGATCGGCATGGTGCTGCAGGACACCTGGCTGTTCGGCGGCACCATCGCGGAGAACATCGCGTACGGCGCCGCACGCGACGTCACGCGCGGCGAGATCGAGGAGGCGGCGCGGGCCGCGCACGCCGACCGGTTCATCCGTACGCTGCCCGACGGGTACGACACCGCCATCGACGAAGAGGGCGCGGGGGTCAGCGCCGGTGAGAAGCAGCTGATCACCATCGCCCGGGCGTTCCTGTCCGACCCGGTGATCCTGGTGCTCGACGAGGCGACGTCCTCCGTCGACACCCGTACCGAGGTGCTGATCCAGAAGGCGATGGCCAAACTCGCCCACGGGCGGACCTCGTTCGTGATCGCGCACCGGCTCTCCACCATCCGGGACGCGGACACGATCCTCGTCATGGAGAACGGCTCGATCGTCGAACAGGGCGCGCACGCCGATCTGTTGGCGGCGGACGGGGCGTACGCGCGGCTGTACCAGGCGCAGTTCGCGCAGGCGGTGGCGGAAGTGGACTAGCCACGGGGCGGAGGGAGCCGCCGGGAGGCGGCCCCTCCGGTCAGGCGACCGTTCCAGTCCGGGTGACCGCTCTAGTCCAGGTAACCCCTCAGCTGGTCCGCGAACGCGTGGTCCCTCAGCTTGTTCAGGGTCTTGGACTCGATCTGCCTGATCCGTTCGCGGGTGACGCCGAAGATGCGGCCTATCTCCTCCAGCGTCCGCGGACGCCCGTCGGCCAGGCCGTACCGGAGTTGGACGACCTTGCGCTCCCGCTCCCCCAGGGTGGAGAGCACGGCCTCCAGGTGCTCGCGCAGCAGCAGGAACGCCGCCGACTCCACCGGACTGGCCGCGTCGCCGTCCTCGATGAGGTCGCCCAGCGCCACGTCGTCCTCCTCGCCCACCGGGGCGTGCAGGGAGACCGGCTCCTGGGCGAGCCGCAGGACCTCGCTGACCCGCTCGGGCGGGAGGTCGAGGTGGGCGGCCACCTCCTCCGGTGTCGGCTCGTAGCCGCGCTCCTGCAGCATGCGGCGCTGGACCCGGACGACCCGGTTGATCAGCTCGACGACGTGGACCGGGACCCGGATGGTGCGGGCCTGGTCGGCGAGGGCCCGCGACATGGCCTGGCGGATCCACCAGGTGGCGTACGTGGAGAACTTGTAGCCGCGGGCGTAGTCGAACTTCTCGACCGCCCTGATCAGTCCGAGGTTCCCCTCCTGGACGAGGTCGAGCATGGTCAGCCCGCGCCCGACGTACCGCTTCGCGACGGACACCACCAGCCGCAGATTCGCCTCGATGAGGCGGCGCTTGGCCATCCGGCCCATGACGACCAGCCGGTCGAGGTCGAGGGCGAGCCGGCTGTCCAGGTCGGCCGCGGTGCTGAGCCGCTCCTCCGCGAACAGACCGGCCTCGACGCGGCGCGCGAGTTCGACCTCCTCGGCGGCGGTGAGCAGGGGGATACGGCCGATCTCGCGGAGGTACTGGCGGAACAGGTCCGAGGAGGGGCCGCCGGTGTCGGCGCGGGCGCGGGCCGCGGCGGCCGTCTCCACCGGCTCGGCGGGCTCGGTCTCCACTGCCTCGGCGGGTGGTTCGGCGGGCGGTTCGGCGGGCTCGGGCGGGGCCTCGGCCTCCGCCGGGTCGGCCTCGGGGTGGTGC